TGAAAGTGACCATCCGTTTAAAGCCCATCGAGCGTAGCTCGGAAAGGGCTAACTTCAACGCTTTCTCATGGGGGTTCCAAGCTTTATAGGCAGGGTGCCAACAGGCACGATGCCATAAAATTACCCCCTCCTCCCTCTTCATGAACACCCATACGCCCACCACGGCGGAGCCGTGTCGGGCGTCAGCTTTGGCGATTACCGTTAAACAACCGGAGGCTGCTCCAAGATAATGATGAGCGTCGAGAAAAGCCCTAGCTTCACTAGGAGTTTTGGTGTAAGTTTCAAAGGTGGGTTTGATTCTAATTTTCTTTTCAGGTGCGAGAATCTCTCGAAGCTGAGCTTTGATTATCTCCTGCTTTTGTTCCCATTCATCTGAATATATTTGAATGAGGTGGTCTCCACGAGACCTAGCAAGGAGGAACTTGGTTTCATCTTGTTGCCCCCGTTTAAATTGTTCGGAGTGCCAATTCAATCCATGGTATTCGATAGCCAACTTAGCTGAAGGAACATATACATCATAGGATTTACGGGTGCCTTCAATTGAATATGAAGTGGGACAAGTATCAGGGGATAGGGTAAGAACAAACTGACGGACTTCGTTCTCTTTGGAAAATTCATTTTGTCCCACTACCATACAGCCGCAACTACCAGTATCTCCTCTTAGCACATAGGTAAATATACATTTCTTCCTCTTACCACAACTACATAAAAACCACAATGGATGCTTCCATCCGGGACCCCATTCCTCTGGCGTAGATTGATTAGGATCAAGAGTCAATCTCCCCCATTTTTGTTGAAGCCAATAAGATTTTGGTTGGTATTGACATTTACCGCAAGACCTTACTGCGTGGTTTTTAACAGTGGAAGTAACTGATCCAAAATCCAAAGAAATTTGACGACCGCATGAGCAGTTGAAAATGTATTTAGATGTACAATAAGGTCTAATAAACTCTGGCAGGGATTGATTTGAACTAAGGGTTAAACTACCCCAATGCTGATCTAACCATACATCTTTAGAAACGAGGGAACAATTACCACAGGATGTAGTATTTCCAGTAGTGACTTTACTGAACTCAAGAGTAGAAGAACGGGAGCAGGAGCAGGAAAATCGAAACCGTTTTATAGAAAAAGGAGGCCATTCGCTGGGTAGCTCCTTTATATCAGCTAATTTCAAACTACCCCAAGTTTGAGAAAGCCAATAAGCTTTGCTTTTCCAAGAGCACTTCCCACAACTAACTGTATGCCCTCTAAGAATATCTTTAAATGAAACCTGACATACCCTTGAGCAGGAGCATAGCATCTCAAACTTTTGTTTTACTGCACCCCATTCTTCGGGGAGGGGCTGATTTAAGGTAAGCCGTAACTCTCCCCAACATTGAGATAGCCAGTACTCTTTAGGTTTATCATTGCAATGACCACAAGAAGTTGAATTTCCGGTAGTCACGCGATACATCGGCAGTGTAGTTTTGCGGGAGCAATCACAAAGAAAAGAAAACATCTGTCCTGTGCCTTTACTAAATGTATGAGGTAGATTCTGGGATGGGTCTAGGTATAACTTTCCCCACCTCATAGCTAACCAAACCTCTTTACTAATTTTCTCCACCAATAAAGCCCCCTTAAGTAAATACGTAGAATAAATAATAGCAAGGCACCCGTTAAATACAAATCTATATGAGGGATAGAATGGGGATGAAAATAGAATTGTCGAGGTAACATGTCAAATTCTTATCATAAAAACTTGACATGTTTGTTTGTTCTCATTAGGAGTTATCTTGGCACTAACCTATGTACCAACCAAAAAATAAAGGCCAACCGAAGTTGACCTTTATTTTTATAATCTATTGATTATAGGTTAGTTCTCACCAACGTTAGGAGAAGTGAAACGACCATTGACTGTGAGACGCTGTACACCAGATGGGTTAAAGATGAGGAACCCAAGGTTCTCAAAAATTGAGAAACCAATCTGACGGAGGTCAGGACGGTCAGCCGACATAACGGTCAGTGGAATACGTTCGGGGATGACGCCAAGGAACTCAGCATCAGCCAGAATGTACACACAACCATAGCCAACTTTACGGGATTGGAGTAGAGTTGCGCCCCAGAGGTAGCCCATCACACCGGTCTTCAACAGCTTACGCTGAGTTTCACGGTCGATGTTCTGCTGCGTCCACTTCAGCAAGTCCGTATAGTCACGGGGATTGAAGAAGCAGAACGCCACCGAAAGGTCATGACGCTGAACCTGACCGAAACCATCAGCCATGCTGTTGATGTCGATAGGAGCCGCAATCGCGATGTCAACGTTGTACACAGAGTCAGTAGTTGCCTTGCCAGCAGCAGTTGTAGCTACAGCATCGAACAAGGTAAACACATAACCGTCTTCAGCAGCACCCACTTCAGCCTTCGCGAGGTTCAGTGAACGGGCAACAAGGTCGAAGCGACGTTCCTTAATCTGCGTGATAGGAATCATGGGGTTGGAGACGATTTCGAACGTGGGTACAGTAACACGCTTCGGTTTTGTAACGCGGACAATATCTCCACCTTCTTCACCTACCACAAAGGCTTCAACGAAGCTACCACCGGGGGTAGAACCCACGGTCATAGCAGACGTGTCAAATTCCTTGTCATAGATGGGCAGAGCACCATCCGGCAATGTTTCAACCATCAACGCCTTACGAGCAATGCTCATATAGTCGCGACGACGGCGCAGCGAAGGTCCGAGAGAAGCGGCTAGCTTCTGACGACCACCGGCAGTTTTGAGCAACTGACCAAGCATTGCGGTCTGTTGCTGAGTGCGAGAAAGATTTGCCATAGTAATTTATCCTTTCGACTTAGAGCAAAGAAGCAACGCCAAGCCAAGGCTCGGAGGTTGAAGGAACGTGAGTGCAGATACCAACGACGGTAGCGAGAGAACCCTTCTTGCTAGAAGAGGTGTACTTCCCAATGTTGCTGTTTCCAGTACCGCCGACATAGACGTAACCACCGAGAGTCCATGACACACCAGATTGGGCATCATATGCTTCGGAGTTGACGTTGCCTTGCCACAGAGCGCGAACAACAGGAGCCTTCTTTGAGCCCGAAGGTCCGATGGCACCAGCAAATTCGCCCGGCCCATTGATCAGGGTTCCGAACGGAATGTAGGAGTCGTTGTCGCAAGGAACAATAACAGCTTCCACTGCGGTGTAAGTTGCGGGGGCCTTGATGGCTACAACTATGCCACCGAGGTATCCAGCCGAAGTCAACGTCTGTTGGTCTGTACCGGGGTCGCCGGTAAGCGTCACATCAGGAGACCATTGGCTGTCATTTTGTCCGTAGTATTGCAATTTCAATGCCATACTATTTTCTCCATGTAGAAGTTTTGAATTAACTGCTTCAACCAATCTGTAGTTCAGGAAAGGGAACGCGAGACTATAGCTGATAAGCAATTTACTTCGTACATAGAGAGGGTTTGATAGTGTTAATATTCATTCACTTGCGATAATTTACGTATTAATATGTATGTATTCCATCTATTTAATCCACTGTTTGGCCTCAAACAAGTGTTATATAGGACAAACCATGACCACCCTTAAGCAACGACTATTGCGGCATAAGGTGGATTCTCGTAGAAGTACTGCTACGTCTCATTTTTATCGTGCCATCCGTAAATATGGTGAGGATGCATTCATTATTTACCCTCTTATTGAAAATATAGAGGATAAGAAAGAGGCTGACACCCTTGAAAAGGCTTGTATAGATAAGTTCAAAGCAAGAAACCCAAAAATGGGGTATAACGTTTCATTAGGCGGGGATAGGCCATTTAACCACACTGGAATGAAGAGGTCGAAAGAATCGAGAGAAAGATATCGAAACAGTCGTTTGGGCTCTAAAAACCCAATGTTTGGTAAACCCCCAACATCAGGAGTATTTAAATCCGGTTCTGCTCACCCAAACCATGGCCACCCACATCCACCCGAAACGATTGAGAAAATGAAAAAAGCCCAACGCGAACGTTGGGCTAAACGAAAACAACGAATTATTACTACTCTATAGATAGCTCAACACATATCGAAACGGGGTTTCCATGTATCTGGTCTTTTCTTTATGAATCGGGTACCTATTCGCCAGCATATAATCCCATGCAGCCGTAGCTCCTGCTTGTTGCAAAGTTGAAGCCCTAAGATCAAATCCCATCGTCGCCAATTTTCGGGCTGTCATTTCATACAGGTCGATAGCAATTCCTTTTCTCTGGAATTCCTCTTTAACCCGGATGTATCCTACTTTGGGCTTACCCACATGGTAGTCGATGTATCGGTCAAATTTCTCCTGATAACTTTTAGCTATTTTTTGAATGTGTATCAGTCTTTTTTCCACTGAGGGGACATCCCCCGTTTTACTATAGGAAGATGGCCAAGAACGGGAATAGTGGATTAGTTCTGCCCA